AATTCAGGAAACTCACTTCTAGAAAGTAACCTGCCATCACACGGTAAATAACCTACAGGGGCGTTCTGACCAGCAAACGTAAGAACTGTACCGGAGGGGTTAATACCACCACCTAGAGAATGAGGAGTCACCGCAACATCATTACGAGTACCTTCAACAGTTTCGTCTCTAGTTGCTAACTCAACAGCGCCTGCATAAGTTTCAGAAGCGTTTTGTTTAATGTTATTGAATGCAACAGACTTACTATTGACATCACTAAGGTTATTAGAGCGATGGAGGTACTTAGTATCATCTTCTGTAGAGACACTACCAAGACCTAGCACAGTCCTTGCAGAGGCCGCATCACCAGTAATTAGAAGTGTCTTAATATAGTTCGTAACTAGTTTATCTTCTAAGAAGGCTACTTCCCAATAACCTGCACCACCACTTACAGGATTCTGATTAGTGTGCGTAACGAGGCACTTGTAAATAGTGCCATCGGAGCCTTGTGTAAAGCTTTTACTAGCAAAGTATTCAGTCTTTTCATCCCAACTAGCAATACCGTTTTGATTCAAGTAAGCCAGGAATAAGTTAAAACGCTGGATAGACCAGTTTTCATATTCATGAGGAGGTTTCTCTTGAATCCAACCTTCTAGAATCTTTTCTTCTTCAGGCTTAACAACCTTACCTTCGAGTGCGTTTGCTGCCCAGATGGTGTTTATATTGTCAGGCTTTGTATATTCAGCCATTTAACTCTCCGTTAATAATCGTAAAGGAACTTGGGGAAGACTGTGTGAGCAGAGTGGTAAAGAGTTAAGGAGGCGTCATACCACCAGTTATCAGCAGCATCTTGAGGCTCACGAACACTCTCATTTACATACTCAATACGAACACCAGCAGGTCTGGGGAGGAGACGATCTGCAATAGAGGTTTCGTCTAAGCCTGGGAAGAAAGTTGCAGAAGTGTCATTCCATTGACGACCGATGTACAAAGTAATTACGGCAGGTTCATCAGGGTCTGTACCACCTTCGTAAAGTTCTACATTTTCAGTTTGAAAGAGGAACTTAGTAGCCTGGATAATCTCTTCAGGAGTAGAGCCAGCATTATTCTGGATAATCTTAGTCTTGATAAACAATCTATAGAGAAGATCATTTAACCTGACATTGCCTGTATCTGGGTCATAAAGGCTATAATAGATACCACCATTTTCATTATTAACAGAGCCAAATGATCTTGCACCTAAGTCATCAAGGAATCCAAAGAAACCACTTGAAGATATGCTAAGGAGTTCTCTAGGCTGTCCAACGATATTCCCGATAACGTCCAATTGATATCCAGAAGCTAGATCGACATCATTAATCTTTGAGATATCTATTAAGCTTCTTTGTAGCTCTTGATTACCCTCTAACCAGATTTGCAGAAGCTTCTTAATATTTACTGAGTCGCTGAACTGAGTAGTTGACCTCCCGATTGCTTCAACTAAATAGTCAATCTCTTGTAAGTCCACTCTTAGTCTCCTTTAAGTATTGACTATGATTTCTATATCTTGTTTTCTGATACTTGCAATTTCATCAAAGCCAATCACAATATTATTAGTTCCTAGAAGTGTTGGATCAGTACCGATAAGTAACGTGTCTACTTGATATCCATTACCTGCGTTAACAGGCGTGTAGAGTCTTGAGTAAATTATATCATCACCAACTGACCAGTTATCACTAAAGTATTTAGCAACTGCATCTGAAATAGTCGTATCAACATTGGCAGCAATAACACCACCTTCCGATTTAGAGACTTCAATTTGAATATAGATTCTTATTGGATTAGGTCTTGAGAAGCTTATCTGGTGGGAGTTTCCTTGGACATCTTTGACAGTTACTGTAGTGTTCCCAAAAGACTCAATACCAGCAGGTTTAACAGACCAGATAGTTTCAGCAATCTCTTGTGTATTACCGCCTAGAGCTACGACTGAGAAGGACTTTGGAGGGAAATTGTTACCATCTAAAACACTAGTGTAATTTTCATACACTTGTATCTGTTCAACACCTATTAAGCTAGTTAAGTTAGAATAGATAGAGTCGATATTACCTTTTGCATTTAACTCTTTAGAGTTTGCAAAGCGGTTACGAAGCTCTATATCAGTTTCTCTGAATCTGCCTGGACTGGCTGCTAATGGATTGTTAACGTAGTCCCAACCTAAAGAGGGTGTTGCTACAATGTCTAAAGTATCGGCAGGTTGTGTAACAGGGCCATACGTATCATTTGAAGCCGTTACAGTCTTAGTGATTCTACGGAAGGTGATGTTAGAAGTTTTATCAATGTCTCTAGTAACAAAGATATCATCGAAAGTAACTTCTACGCGTAAACCATTACGAGTTGCACTATAACTAGAGGAGGTGTCAATTGAGTTCTTTAAGGCTTCAGCAATATTCTCTAGGGTATCTCCAACTACAGAAGTATAAGTATGAATCTCAGCACCAACAGTAACGGAGTATTCAGCAGCCTCTACTAAAGAGATTGGTTCAAATACAAACCCACTAACAGTCTTAGTGTCAAAGATTCTTGGAGTGTCTGTTAAGAAGCTGTTAGTAGTCTTACTAGACCTCACAATAGAGCCTTGAGGTATTGTAGCGAGGTAATCCCCAGCAACTACTAAGGTTGTTTTAGAAGCTGCTGGTAAGTACCTAGTGAGTCCTGCGTAAGCAACTATACGGTCTAATGCAGCGCCTGTAGCATAATCAGGATTGAAAGAGTTATAGACAGCCTCTGAAGTTTCCCAAAGATCAGCCTCTGAAGCTGCTGTGATACGTAGGAGCCTTCCTAGTACATCATTAACAGAGGTACCGATATCATTACCAAACTGTGTACGAGCGCTGGTAACACGGTCATTGATAACTTCTTCTAAACGCTTAATTACCAGACCTTCATTAGTGAGTCCAGCCATACAACATGCTCCTTATATAGTGAGTTCAACAGGAATACCTTCATCTCCATCTAAAGAGCGAACTTTAAATCTAAGTTGGTAAACTCGTTGAGGGGAAATACTGGACTCAAAAGAGATGATATTAACTACTTCAGGTTCAGATAGAATTGCATTCTTAAAGATGAGGTCGATAGTTTCTTTAGCACGGTTCTTACCTAAGATGGATTCATAATAACTTATCCCCTCATCCACATTTAAAAACCACTCACCCCTGAAGGTTCTCAACTTAATAATAAGACGTTGCGCAAGACTTTCAGATTCGGTTGTTGTTAGTGTTAAGTCGTAACCATCAAAAGCTAGGTCATGTTCACTGTTAAGTTTTATATCCATTGTTCACCTATTTAGGAGGACTTGTATCACCACCACTGTCACCAGTATGGATATGACTAGTTAACGAAGTACCACCAGCAGTAACATCCTCAGTAACTTCAACAGAGCCTGTAATAGTTGCTGTAGAACCGCCTGCCGAACCACTCCCAATCATCCCATTAACGAATGTGAAAGTACCCTCTACAAGCATGTTTCCAGTGACCGTAGTTTCAGGACTATCAATAGTGGTGCTGGAGGAAGCATTGATAGTGGCTGTTTCGGTATTCACTTCAGAAGAGCTAGTAGCATTGACAACAGAGCTTTCACAATTAACTTCTACCTTGTTACCAGGGGCATTAATAACAATACCTCCAGAAGCCTCTAAACGGACTTCACACTCGTTTCCAGTACCTATGTTGTGTACCATTACCGCATCACTTGTAGAGTGACTTAGAGAGCGTTTTGAAGGGTTATTAGCAGCATCTGGAAAGCTAAATAATCCTGGGATTGCCATGGCATCATTGCGAGAGTATTTACGGAAGTCAGCGGGGGTATGGGGAGTCTTACCACCTAACTTGAAACGATCTATCGAACGCTGACTAAAGACTAGTAAGACTGTATCTCCAGCAACAACAGGAAAAGAAAACTGTGAAGACTGACTTCCTTGAAACACTAACGGGACATTTAAAAGAACTGTATGTTCTCTTGAAACATCATCGGTAGTCACCTTGTTAACGAGTATCTGGACATCTACACGTTGTTCTGCAAGATTAGGAGTACCCACAATACGCGCAGGAATAGAAGTGAACATGGCATTGATAGAATTCTTTGAATATTGATTCATCAAGCCTTCTAAGGAGAGGCTTTGCATTAGATTTCTTCTCCTGTAATTTTCGAGCAATGACAAGTAACTGTCCAATCATTAGAACGCCAGTCGCCACTATAAGAAGCGGTATTAATTCTAAAGATTCCTGATATCGCAGTATCTTCTAACTTAATAGCTTGCCCAGGCTGTAGAAGTGGATTAAGAGGGGCTTTCACCTTCACACCATCTTTAGCAGTCTTGTCTTCTTTATTCTTCTTACCATCTGCTGTAGCGAATGTAGGGACACCTATCAAGCCAGTATTAGGAGAGAGAACAAAGGCTCTCTCTACAGAACTAGGGGA